TTGGAGGCTACTTTTATTCGGGTTAAGCCGTTGCGATTAGCATAGTCAGGCGCAGTATTAAATTGCATAGATGACTGCCAGTTGCCGTCCCTTATAAATGCAACATTTGAACCACCCCAATACGAAGCATCTGTGTCATCTCTAAAGCGGCTTGACAGCTTTATACTGTCAACTGTATTTACAGTTCCTCTAAGCTCAACACTGTAGTCCGCATTGCCCTCTACATTAAAGTCGCCCGTAAGTGTAGTAGTTCCCTCAACACTTAGCCCATCAGCCGTGACTGTGCCAAACACATTAATTCCTGTGCTGGTGGTGGCTAGTTTTTCGGCATTATCAAAGAATATTCGAACACTACTATCGTCGTTTGCAATAATAGAATTTTCTCCAGACTTACCGCGTATAAATACAGTTCCACCATCGGTGTCTTGAATAACCATATTTCCCGTTGATGTGCTGATATATGATGTATTTGCCCCATCGTGATAAATCTCTAAATCAGAGCCAGCACCAAAGATAGCTTTGTCGTTGTCCCCGAATGACAGGTCGCCCGTCATTGTGTCGCCTGATGTAGATACAAACCCAGTGCCAGAAACATAAGCAGCAACCCAGGAAGAGCCACTGTACACTTTCATTACGTCATCAGTTGTATTGAAGTAAAGAGCACCAGCTACTAAAGCATCGCCATCATTATCAAGGGTAGGATCAGAAGCCTTTTCTCCAAGATACTTGTCGTCAAAGTTATCAAAGGCTGCAAGCGCACTATCACGCGCAGCTTCAGCAGCAGTTTGAGCAGAAGATGCACTGCTTGCAGATGTGGCTGCGTTAGACTCAGATGTAGCTGCGTTAGATGCAGACGTTGCAGCAGCAGAAGCAGAGCTTGCCGCATTAGTCTCAGAAGTTGCAGCATTAGTTTCGCTTGTTGCTGCGTTAGAAGCACTTGTTGCAGCTTCAGATGCTTTTGTTGTAGCGGTAGATGCGCTTGTAGATGCACTTGAAGCAGAGGAAGCGGCATTAGATTCAGATGTGGCAGCATTAGTCTCTGAGGTGGCAGCATTGCTTTCTGATGTAGCCGCAGCAGTGGCAGAGCCCGAGGCATTTGTAGCTGATGTTGCAGCATTAGTCTCTGATGTAGAAGCATTAGACTCAGATGTAGCCGCATTAGATGCAGATGTAGCGGCATTAGTCTCGCTGGTAGCCGCATTGGTGGCAGAGTTTGCCGCATTAGTTTCACTAGTCGCCGCATTGGTAGCACTAGTAGATGCCTCAGATGCTTTGGTTGTGGCAGTAGAAGCAGAAGAAGAAGCAGAAGAAGCCGAAGTTGCCGCATTAGTAGCTGATGTGCCCGCATTAGCCTCTGAGGTGGCCGCAGAAGAGGCCGAGGACGCAGCAGCAGTCTCACTACTAGCCGCATTAGATGCGCTTGTAGCGGCTTCTGAGGCGTTTGTAGAGGCATTTTGAATATCAGTGAGGTTATCAACTACATCTTGAATGTTGCTTTCGTTTCCAGCAACAGTGGTTACATCAGCAGATATGCCAGCAACTGTAGTTACATCGGAAGAAATGCCAGCAACAGTTGTTACATTGCCTGAAATGCCTGCAACAGTACTAATATCTGCTTTGATTTGTGCTACTGTATTGGTGTCGGCAATAGTTGGCCCCACTTCCACAGCACCAGTAGTCGCATTAAACGCAAGGACTGTACCTTTTCTTACGTCTTTGCTCGCCAGGGTAAGGCTCAAGGTGGTGTCAGAGTCAGACAACCGCAGTCCGCGATTAGCCAAATCCTCCAGATCGGCAATCATTGCAATAACTTTATCAAGCTCTACGTTAAGAGATGCAACCTGGAAGGGGCCAGAGGTAGGAAAGTCAGTCACACGCTCCAAAGGAATAGAGCGAGTTAAAACAATAACGTCTCCAACAGTGGCTCCAGTAACCAGCACTAATGTGCCAGTTGTCCCGTCACCACCGCTAACAGTGTAATCAGTTTCAAGTTCTTTTAATACATCGTTGATGTAAAGATTTATGTCTGTATCGTCAAAAAACTCAAACGGGATTGTAAAGACCGTCTGGCCTTGGGTTGCCACATACGAAATACGAGGGCTGTTATCTGCAATTACAATAGTCATGGGGCAATCCTAACAAAATTCATAAATTTATTCCATATAAAGTTCTTTGAAGTCCTCTTTCATACCGAGAACGGCTAAAAGCGGAAGAGTTGGAGTAGAATAGTACAAACGACTTTTACCTTCTTTTTCATTTCCAGAAAGTAAATCATTTGTTGCAAGCACCCAGTCTCGCATCATACCAGGGCCAGCTCCTGCTGGCTCAAACAAAGCATCGCCTTGAGTCGGGCTATACTTGCCTTTAAGATACTCATTATCTTTATCAATAGCCCCCATGCCTATTGCGCCATGTAGTCCCATGTAAAATAAATCTGAGTAAACACCAAAAACACCAGAGTGATCTGCAACACGCATCATTAACTCTGAATTGCTTTTGCTTTCAAACCACCAGTCTGGTTTCTTTAATTGCAAAGAAAGATAAGACATGGCAAACAAAGCCATTGCGCCCTGCAACCTATACTGGCGAGATGGATCAAATACTTGAGATGTAATTCTATTTGTTGCAGCAAGAGTAAAGTTCATAAACTGAAACGGAAATGAAAGCACACCAGACTCTAATCGTGCCATTGGTACAGTTGCGCTAGAAGCACGTGGGTCTGGCTTCAACTTACCAAATGTAAGTTTTTGCATCCACGGATACCACTTAACATAAGTTAAACCATCTACAATAAGAGGCTTATCATAAGATGTAGCGTGCATAACAGTATTTGCTACACCGCTATTCATCGCAGTGTCCCAGGTTAAGATTAAATCTCGGTCAAGCTGTGTTTCCCTAGGCCACTTGTCTTTGTTTGCATAATAAAATTTACCGCTAGGATCAACTTCCCAAGCGCCCTCAAGGTTAGCAATACGTTTTGCTGTCTGCTCATCAATACCATAGCGCGCAAGGTACTCAATATCTGTTGCCTTTGCTGTATTGTTTGCAACATCACGAGACATACGAATAAGTTCAGACTGCCTAAACACAGCATCTACAATCTTAGCGTAACGAGTAACCATACCAAGGTTGTTACCAACAAGAGGAATGTTATAAAATGCGTTTGTAATTGGATTAAAAATTCTTTCGACAGCGTTTGGTTGTATACCTCGAATAGAATCACCAATAAAACGGTCTTGCATAAGACCCTGAAGCAATCCAGTTTGATCGACAGTTGCGTCAATATCTGAAGCAGCCTTCATAAAAACAGCTCTAACATCTTTGTCAATCAAAGGAAGAAGCGTATTTTTAAAACCGCGCTCAAATACAAGCATAGCTGTGTCTGTAATGCTAGAAAGACCAGCAGAGTGAAGGTAAGTAAGACCAGCAGTTTCTTTAATAGCACGAGCAATTTGATTGTCCAGACGATCGGGGTCGCGTATATGCTGCCCCATCACACGCTCGTAGTCACCAAGAAACGCAGCTCTTACTTTAGCAATTTTTTTCTCGTCAACATTAGCTGCGCGCATATCAGATTCAATTCGATTGAGTATTGAGTCAATCTTTTCATCACCAAAGTTTCGTTGCCATTCAATCCTACGTCCCATTTTTTGAGCGTATGTATAGAAAACAGCTTCACTTTTAATAATAAAGTCCTTTACCTCATGCTCTGGAATATCAAGAACGCGATGCCTTAAATGTTTGCCACCAGTAGCGGCAGTCGAAGTAGACATTAAATCGTCTGGGTTTTCTTCCAAAATATTTGCAAGCATCTGTTCGGCGCGTTTACGAGCGTTAAAGTCTGGGCCTTTTGCTGTCCAAACATCGTTAGTTGCATCCCAAATAAAAGACTCGCCAAGTAAATGTTTTTCAAATATGTCAGTTAATTTTTCTCTTGCCTCTGGGTTTGTAGACAAAAGTTTTTTATCGTAATAAATAGGAAACACATAATCACTGCGAGAGCCAGCATAATACTTTTTATATCCTTGATAGTATTTTATATCTCGCTCTAGCTCTTCGACGTAACTAGCAAGGCGATTAATTTCATCAACCTGTGTAGTGGCAGAAAGGTCAAATTCTTGTTGACGCATACGAGCAGCCTCAAGATCTAGCTCGGCCTTTGCAAGAAAGTTATCAATGTTTCTTACATTGCGAAGCAATCCAACATCCTGACTGCTTTGTAAAAAATCATCATACCAAGTTCTAATAAACTCAAATGTTTTCTTTTCTGCGTCAGTAGCAGTTGCATAAAGTTTTTCGCGCGCACGAGGGTCACTGGCCTCAATAAAACGATCAACAGTAACTTCAAACCATTCGTTAAAGTTACCCTTCATCCCAACCATTGTTGTCGGATCGTCCAGGTTCAAACCAGAAAATTGCTGTGTCGATGCTCTACCCTTTTTTTCTTTTGTCCATTCACGCCGAGCCGACTCAATAAGGGTTCGCGCTCTAACTGTATAAACGGGAATACGTTGGCGTATAGACTGCGTACCTTTGCCAGCAATATTGCGTTCCATAGCCATAGCAGCATTACCTTCCATCAACTGATAAGAACGCTTTACCCAGTTCGGAACATCTGGATCAAGAATAATAGTTTTACCAGGGGTAGGAATTAAACGATTCCAAATGCTATTAGTAAAAGGCGTTTCTTTCAAACCATAACCAGAGTATGTTCTGTCCAAAGCTTCTTGATTAATTCTATTTGTGTAAAGAGCTTTGCTTTCGCCAGGTTTTCTAAAATCAGTTTTCTTTAATGCTTCGACATGAATAAGAAAATCACCGTATTCCTTTGGGCTATTAAAGGAGGCTTCTGGAAGCGGCAGAACTCCTTTAGGTGTACCAGCTGTGTTTGTCCAAGCCTTTACATTAAAAGCAGACTCTAATTCAGTCTCATCAATAGTAATTTTTTTCTTGGTAGACTTAACTATTGTTCCAGAATTTTCTGTGCGAACAACTTGAATACCATCAATTTCATCGCCTATTTCCCCGCGAGCTAAATCACGAAGCTTGCCCGCAGACTTTGAGTAAGCGCCACCAACACTTCGCGCAGCACTGGGCACTGAACCTAACAATGTGCTAAAAGCTGTAGTGGTAAGAAGGTTGAAGGCGGTTTCTTGCTCGGTGTTAACTGGATCAAATGGAGCGCGAACACCTTCAGCAACTACGCCAGCAGCAAGGCCACCCTTTGCACTGGCAATAGCAGCCTGTCTAATTCCCATTCCACCCTTTGCAATCATTCCAAGCTGACCGACAACAGGTAGAGCAAAAGCTAAGTTAAGCGGATCAACAAAACCAGCAAGCAATGCGCCAGAAAAAAAATCAGACTCAGAAAGAACATCTCTGCGCTGCCTGTTTTTATCAAGTGACTGTTTAATAAAATTTAAATGACCAGGGTTTTTAGCACGAATTAATTCATCCTCAAATCCTTCATAGCCTTGTATATCTGCTAACGGATTAAAGTCGGGAATTTTTTCTGCATTACCAAACAAAATACTTTCTTGAGTTGCAGCAATAACTGGAGAATACTGATACCCAAACGCAGCACTAAAACTTTCACCAAACGTAGGGTCACGCTTTAAGTTTACGGAATCTTGCGCAAAGTTTTTAATATAGTTTTCTCTCACCTATTTACTCCGATTCAGGATTGAAAAATTTTGTAACAGAAGATTTCATTTGAGCGCTTGACCCATAAGCAGGAACATCAAATTGCGGCAATCCAAATTTAGAAGGCAATGCACCAATAGTGTTTCGAAGAATTTCTTGAGCAGTTGTAACTGGAACGCCAGCAAGACCAACAAAGCTACGCATAAAGCTTTCAAGCTCATCTGTTCCGCCTGTATAACGAGACGCATACTCATTATCTTTTGCCGACTGAACCTTAATTAAATTTTTAAACCGATTGGAGTCAATAGTTGCAGGTTGACCTTTGCCATCCGTTACATAGTTACGAGTTTTTTTGTCTAAAATATAATAAACAGTTCGGTCATTATCTGTTAAAGCATTGTTTGTAACAAGTGTAACATCTTTATAAGTTAAATCTTTAGAATTAGTAAGAGACAAAACTTTATCTATATGGTCATTAAACGGAGTGTTCACACCAATGGCCTCGTAAGAAGCACTATAGAGTGGGGTTACATTTCTGTCTCCTTTAAATGACTCAAGTGCAAATGTAAAAAAGTTTCCCCGATGATCTTTTTCTTGCGTAAGTTCTGGAAACCTAACCTCTGGAGTGTATTGGCTAACACCTTCCATATAGCTAGATTCTACATATGTAACATTAATATGCTCTTCAAACTTAGTAATAGCATCGCCAACACTTTCTTGCGTCATTAAAAGATCAATAAAGTAACTTTTGTTTTCTCTTTTAATTTCGTCTGGAATCTTTTTCAAACCAGACTGGTCTGCTAAAACTTTGTCCGCAGATTCAAAAATATCTTTTCCTCTAAATTCTTCATCCAGTCTAGCGTTAACCATATCGGCAGCAGCTTGCGGATTAGAAAAAACATTCATTGCTCGCTCAAAAGAACTTGGCCCAAGTTTAATAGCATCTCGCAAGTATGTAAGGCGACCAACTTCAGATGCGGTCAAGCCCATATCGGTTCGCAATACAGGCTTTCCATTAACAGAACGATCTGTTTCTAAGGCAGCAAGAGCAGTATTAATTATTTGCAAATCTGTTCCTATGCCAGCATCAGGGTCATAACTACGACCATTAAGAACTTGAGAAACCGCAGACTTAAACTCTGGCTCAAGAGAGCCGCCACGCTTCATGTAATCTACTGCTGCAATAGATGCACCAGGACTTCTTAAAATTTGCAATCCAGTTCCGATTGGCTCTCCAGAATCATCAAACGGTGTTTGAGAAAGTAATCTATTCATTTGATCTTTTGTTGAAAAACCATATGCAAGACTACGTTTATCTTCAAGATCTTGCAAAATACTTTTATTAAACTCTGTTTGTTTGGTTGCAAGTTTGCTTAACGAACCAAGAAAAGTTGCTTGAGTAGCATCAGGTAAGCTATTAAATGCCTTAAGAATATCTGGGTTCTTTTCAAGTATGTTTTGCCCGCTTTCACCACCGCGAAGTTCGAGCTCAAGCATTTTAATAACTTCAGGAGGTTGGTTTTGAAAACGATTAAGGACAATGCCCTCAAGCCTTGCACGATTCAAAGCGGTAAGCGTTTCGTTTTGCTTATCTTTGTTAATTACACCAGTAACAAAACTAGAGTTTGTTGTTGTATATATGGCGTCATAAGATTTTTTTGCATCTTCAAATTGCCCAGCCCGATAAGCTGCGCCCATATCAGAGATTTCTTGCCTAGACACACTCTCCCAAAGTGCTTGGGATTGACGTTTTTCTAACTCTTGATTTTTGACAACAATGTCATTTACTATTTCTTTTTTGTAAACAGAAGCAGACTCAATAAAACCAGAAAGAATTTCAGAGCCACCAGATTGCTCAATTAACTTTGCTCGCTTTTCAATCCAGGCATCAAAGTTAGTTTCAAAAGCAACAGGGTCGTTTTTGTTTAATTCGCGTATTTGTTGTGCTGCATCTACTTGGTCTTGTTTTAATGCAACAATATATTTGCGAGTAAGAATTTCATTTGCAGCAGCTTGACCATAACGACCAAGACTGAATGGGAGCTCTTTATACTCTACTTCTCCAGCTTCGTTTCTTACGCGCGCAAGATTAGCATACTCGCGCCCTTCTGTAATTTGAGCCTCTTTTGCCAATTCAAATGCAAATGCACCCGACTCAGAAAACTGCTGTGCTTTTTGAGCGTAAATTTTATCTGTGCCACTAGCAGTCCTGACAACTCCAACAGGACGATTCAAAAAAGATTGTCCACCAACTGTTCTTTTAATTTCTATAGCCATACTAATTTCCTGTAGCTAGAATGCTAGTTGAGTTTTGGGCGCTAGAGGATTATCCAAAACAGATTTATACCCCGTTCCCCCGCCGATTGTGTTTGGTGTTGGTGTTGTTGTTTTGCCACCAGGAGCATTGTACATCATTGCAGCACTTGCAAGCGTGTTAAACATTGTAGCTCTAGCAGCAGATTTATATTGTTTGTTAGCAATTTGTCCTTGGCGAACTGTTTCTTCTGCCTCACGATTAATTCGCACACCCTCTCTACGCTCCTGCTCACGAATACGATCTACATCGCGTCCATAACGACGAGCCTCTTCATTGCGCAATGCTGCAATACTACGATCTGAACGCCCCATAAAAGCTGCGTAGGCATTGTTTGTCCTTTGCAGATCACTGAAAGACATCATTCGATCAACGTGTTGTTGCGCTGCAAGCTCTTCTACATCAAATCGTTGCTTGCGAATTTCCGCCGCCTGTCGTCTGGCTTCAGCCTCTGCTGCTGCCCCCGCTTTTTTTTGAGCGCTTGAAGAAGCACTGCCAAAACCTATTGCTGCTGCTAATGCAAAACCCATTAGAATGTCACCTCAATAACCATGCCGTTAACTTGTAAATCAAACGGGACTGACTGTGTAATTGTAACCGATGGGTCACGCGAATAACCGATTAACCTAAACTCTTTCCTGCCAGTAAAGCGTTCACGATCAAGAGAGAAGTCATCGATAACAGAACGGATAATCATATCCTTGCCATTCACAGCAACAGATAAAGTATCCTGTAAATCAAGAGTAACCATATCAATCTTACGAGGTCCCGCAGTTAGGGGGCCGCCAGATGTTAATGCATCAATAGGCATTGTCTGTAGAATAGGAACAAACTGATAGCCAATATATGCTTGAGTAATTTCTTTCACTGCTGACACATCAATCTCTCCAGAAGCAACAGTAAACTCACCAATATAGTCTGTGCCGCTAACTACCTTCACAACCGCACCATCGCTAAAGTGAGAGCTTAAATCAAATACACCTGCTGTTCCACTAAAACTATCACAGAAGTCCATAGGCATATCTTCACGAAACTCTTCAAGATAATATTTATCTGTGCCATCCCCACTATCCCTAACTGAAATACAAAATACTCGGCGGTCTACAACACAAATGCTATGAAACTTCCCTGGACTATCCCAAAGCATCCAGCCAGCACGACCCTCATCCCGAGCAGAGTAGAACACAGAGAGTGTACTGTCATCATTAATAAGAAAACAGTAGGATTCGGAGCGATCAAAGCCACCTTTAATGCTTGCCGCTTGCACTGGATTGCGCATCAGGTGGGTAGCCGTAACAGACACGTTAGATGTATTGTAAGCTTGCTCGACTTCACTGTAGACATAAGAGCCTAGCATCTTGCCAGAAGCCTGCGTATAAAGCGTTGCACCATCAAAAGACTGTGGGCGCATAAAGGAACAACCAAAAGGCGTCTGACGCTTCACTATGGCTGTTGCAGGGGTAACTGGACGATCGGTAAAGGCTGGAACAAAAGACTCTGAACTAGCAGAGAATACTTGCAGGTCACGGTTTACAACCAAGTGGCGAATCTGAGAGAACTCACCAAAGTTAGAGTTTAAGTCGATTGCGTCATCATCTGCACCAGTGCCTACATCAAAGTTAAAGAAGTTAGCAGAGCGAGAAGCCCAAATGTGTCCAGGTTGTGCAACTGTACCAGCAAACCACAAGCGCCCCTCATGGAACGTTACAGCTCCAGGATAGCCGCGAAGAACAGAGTAAGACTGTTCATACCATTCTGGAGTAGCTGCGCTCGTTGAAACTTCTACAGAACCACCACCGATTGCAGACGAAGTGGCTGTCTGACCAGCACTGTATTCAAAGGTATTCAAATCAATAACACGAGTTACTGTTTTAGTACCCTCTGTATGGTTTGTGTTTAGGCCACCAAGAGAACCAACGCGACTAATTACAAAGCTGTCTCCAACTGACATACCATGAGCAGCCATTGTTACTTGAATATCTACAGCACCAGAAAAAACCTCAATAGAATCTGGAAGCAAGCGCCGCAAAATTGTACCCGTAATATCTACGTTTACTTGCGTGGCACTAACATAAGTAACAATCTCACAAGGCGTACTACCGATTAACAAATATGTCCCAACATGATCGCTGCTAAAGTAAGCAGAACTAGCAGTAACAAGGACACCAGTGCCAGTAGTTGCGGCAGGGGTAAGGGTTACACCAGCTTGCTGAAACGTATAATATGGTTGGGTTGGAGAGCCATCGTTACCATTATCTTCAAACGCAAAATCTTCAGATACAAATACATCCAAGCCAGTCCTGCGAATAACTTTAGGTTGGAAAGATGTGTGACAAATAATCGTAACATCACCAGAAGAGGCAAGCGTAATCTCTTTCAAGATGCTTGTTGTCCAAGGGCAGTCCGTTGAGCCGCTTAATGTAGTTGAGTATGTGGCTGCACCAGTAAGCGGGTTAATGAAAAATATATCCAGTTTGTTATTACTGAAAGCAAAAATATATTCCTCATCATCAGAAAAGATAAAGGGCTCTGCTCTTATCTCAAGCGGATTAGATGGGTTTACTGTATTAGAAAACTCATAGAGACGTTTGGTTCCAGGGCGTTTCTTTGCACCACCCTCGTTAATTAAAACAAAGTTGCGCATCTTTTGTGCGCCAGCTTGATACACCTGTGCATCAAGGCGGGATGTAAAAGAAGGGCTTAACTCTCCATACTGAAAGCTATGAAGCGGAATCTTAATTTTTGCCACTATGAAAGCCTTTCAGTGAGGAACCTCGACGTGGTTAGCTTACGTGTAGTATTCTGTTGGCTATCTAAGCTGCGAGCTTTAGCCATGGCGAGAGCAGCCTTTTGATCCATGATACTAACAAGCGTTTCGTTTCGCGCAATAGAGCCAGCAAACACAGAAGCCATTGTGTACTCTACAGCAATGGTAAAGTAAGAAGGCCAGTCCTCTTCTGGTGCGCGGTAAATGTAATCGGCAACTAACTCATCCTGAGGAGAGACGTTGCAAAAAATCTTATCGCCATAAATTGTATGCTCTACATTCATGTCGTTAATAGTTAAAGCGTTCATCATAAGCATATCAGCAGGAACCTGATAGGCCGCATCGTAACGACCAGTAGGTGCTTCAACCAGACGAGAAAGCTGAGACTGTTCTGTAGCAAAGCGCCAGCGCATACTTGCCAGTGCAGCTTGGGCTACATCTTCATACATATTAACAGCGACCAAAGCTTCTGTGGTCGGGTCGTCAAAAGATGTGATAGGGTCAGCACCAATGAGAATCAGGGCGCGAGAGCAAACGTCGATACCACTATTAGCTACTGTAGATGTCATACTTATCTCCGCTAGGAAAGTGGGGGAAGGTATTACCCCTCCCCCAACAAGACCTAGTTGTTGTCCAGGACTTCGTAGATGCCGTTGTCATCAATGGCAACAGCGCCCATGCTCATGTGAGCAGTAACCAAATGTGCAACTTTCTGTGGCACATAGTTTACTTCAGTCTGAACATCTGAACCTACACCCAGACCAACAGCAGAGCTGTGGTAGGCGAAGTTTTTACCGCCAGCAACAGCAGACGTTGAGAAGATCTTGAAGCCCAAGAATTCTTTCATTGTCATACCACCTGCGAATGGCAGGTTTTGGTCGCCAACATAGTCGCTTGAAGCGAACTCGTTGATGCTGAACAGGTCAGCATAACCAGCTGGAGACATAGCGATGTAGCGGTTGCCATCTTCAGGAATATCGGCAGAGCCCATAACTTCGAAGAGAGACAGCAAATCGCCTTTAACCAAAGCGCCGCCAGTGTCAGCAATCTGAGTTGCGTTTGCACCAGCATCCATAGCAGCAATGATCAGCTCATCAGTTTTGCGACCCAAGGCATAAGCAGCAGATTGAGCAACAGCTTGACGCTCGTCAATGTTGGTTTTCAATTCGTCCAGCTTATCAATATACTCAGGTGCATAGTGATCTGTCAGTGTTGCAGATACGTTGGTGTGAGCGACTTCCATGCCAGTCACATCGCCGTTGCGAGTTTTGGTATTGGCAGCGCCTTTACCGATTTTTTGGAATTTAACAGTTGAGCCTGTAACGCCATTTACTTGGCGGACGGTGTTGCGAAGTTTCGAACCCATACGCTGATAAGCAAGATGAACATCAGATTCAAACTGTGTGATGAAGGCTTGATCAATAGTATTAGCCATTTTCATTCTCCTGTTTGAGATTTGAGTTTACATTATGTCAGGATCGGTTGTCCG